CAGGGCTGGAACCCAGATGGAGGCGACCATCAAAACAGCCCCCACCACCGTCTGAAACCAACCAAACGCAGAGCCGCCACTACCGCGAGGAACTGGCGTAATTCGGATCTTCGCGATGTTGTCGGACTGCCCCATCATCTGGTACTCACCTTCGTCGACCGACCATTTGTGGCCCTGCTTATTGGTGATCTGGATGTGGTATTTGTCGTAGGTTTTAAGGTTTCGCTTCATCCAGGCTTTGAATCCGGGGCGATTAGCCTCAATCAAATCCAGAGCCTGCTTGGTGTTGCGAACCTTCAAATGCCAGTGACGACCGAAGTGTTTGGCCATAGGGCCACCAAGTTGCACATGAACTAACTCAGACACGTCTCATCTCCCTTGAGTAAGTCTCTGTGACGCAGGTGGTGCGTCGTGTGTTTCTGGTACATGCCACCGTAATAAGCGCGACAACTCAGGCGGTCTATCTGGTGATGCAGGATCATGCCGTCTCCGATATACACCGCGCAGTGGTCAGGCATTTTTCCGTACTGGATGAAGAAGACATCGCCGCGCTGCGGTTCCGTCCCTGGCGCAAGACGCACAAGCCCTTCATTTCGATAGTTCTGGTCGAGAATGTCGTTGTCGCCCGTGTACCATGACGGGATATGCAGGTGCGCATTCGGATTCAGCTCAACACCAAACTCGCGTTTGAGATAGTCGCGGCAAAGCATCCAGCAGTCGAAGACACCGAACACATAGGGTCTCCCCAGATAAGGCATCTCAAAGCCGTCTGGGGTGATCACATTCATCTCACTGAAGTGAAATGGCGCATCGCCCTCGACGTTCTTGCGTACAGCCAGAATCAGCCACGGAACTTCCGTTGCCTCGCATCCGGCGCGATCGGCGTCTGACGCATCCGCTGATTCGTCAGTGTGGGAGTGCCAGATGGCAACCACGTCTCCCGCATCTTCCGCAGCGATAATGTCGTCAGCGTGCATAACAAACGTGTTTTCCGGGTACTCCGACACGTTCCGGGCTTCAATGAAGCGATATTTCTCGCCAGAGGTACGCACCAGAAAGCCACACGCTTCGTTCGGGTAGCGTTTGATGGCTGTCAGATAGATTTGTTGCATAACGTCCGAGCCAAGCTCAGGGAGCGCTTTATTACCCATAACGCGTTGCTCCGATGAACCCGCCAAAGTGGATTACGCCATTGGCAAAGTAGTTACGGCGAGCGTTGCATGAGTCGTAGCGTTTCGTGCAGTAATCCGCGCCTGACATGGTGGTTTGCTGGTTGTTTTTATCGAAATATGGGCCGGTGTAGCCGCACTCTGGGCCGCGGTATTTCCACGGGCAGGTGTTTTTGATGATCTGGCGGTACGGCAGCTGCACGCCCATCAGATCGAACACACTCGACAGCTCAAACTCGACGACCTCATGGGTTTCGAGAGTCTTCTGTTCGATGAACCACATCTCATCCGGGAAGTGCTGATTTGGATCTGCGGTTGGATTCCCGTCTTTGAAGTTGGCAGCGTCGAGAAAACGCGCCAGCGTCATCTTGCGGATGATGCGGCAACCCACCAGATCGTCGTTTGCCTGAACTTCAGCGGAGACAGTTCCGGCAAAGTTGGAGACCTGGATTTTTGGACGCGGCAAAGTACCCTGACCAGTCTTATCAAAGCCTGACGCTTTGATTGGCCACGGTTCGTAGGACACACCCTGCCAAACGACTGGCTCCATCAGTTCGTTTGTGCCGGCGTGGAAAAACAGCTTGCCCCCAGAGGTGGTGTTCGACATATCAAGTTCGAACAGCTCAATGAGCGCGGAGGGCGACAAGCTCTGAATATCAGCTTTAATACCCATCGTTTCTTCCTTGAAATAAAGAGGCGCCAACATCCTGTCAGCGCCTATAGATAATAGTAAATAAGTGCTTACTTATCTAGTAGGTTAAATTATCCTTCATAAATTTGTCTGAAGGTCGCAGTGAGAACCTGATAGCCCTGGTAACGTTTGACTGTATGGCTGTCGCACACCACAACAATCTTTTTGCCACGAGGGTTCGTCCAGTAGAACGACTCAACGGCTGCGCGTGCCGTCAGAAAGTCATCGACAGCATTGATGACGTCGTAAGAGCGCGTAAATGTCAGGCTCCACTCTTCTTTGATGCGATTGAGACCTTTGGCCTGGCGCTGTTCGTAATCGTCACCGAAATTCAGAACCGTCACGTTAGGCCTCACAGTCTTTTCCGACTCGTAGTCGGGATACCAGTTAAAAGTCAGTCTTTCCATCTCACATCCTTGTGAGACTGCCCCTTCCGGGGCAGCCGTGGTTAGTTACGTTGAGAGTTAGGGTTGAGCGAACCGCCTGGTCGCTTCTCCTGAGCGATGGTTTCAAGCGCGATCGCCTTCATGCGCTGTGCGGCCTGACTCCATGCGCCTTCGGAATTGCTGTTCTCCGTGACACTGCCGTCGCTGTTGACGTTGATCTCAATGCTGACAGGTGAGAAAACGCCGCCACCGCCGCCTTTAACACCCTCTGCGTTGAGCGTAACCGGGATGGAACGCCCATCCGGAAGCGGAACGTAGGCTTCGTTCATATCCCCTTCACCAAACAGCGCCAGCTGTGGAGAGTCAGCGATGCCACCTTTCTGGTACGCACGCAGCGGAACCACGCCGTCTTTCCCGAAAATGCCGCCTTTGGCGAACTTCGGAATTGCCGGGATGCCGCCAGTACCATCAGATGCCGATCCGGTGAGATTGTTGAACCCGGAGTTAGAGCCGGAGGAACCCGATCCGATGTTGTCGAAGCCACCACCAGCCCAGGCAGACACAAGCCCGGAGGCAATGGTGGCGCCGAAGCTCAACCACTTATTGCCAGAGCCGGACATGTTTGCTCCCAGCATGGCAAACGCGGCAGAAAGCGCCCCCGTGACAGAGCTAAGGTTCTGCATGGAGAAGATGGATGTCTTCACCGCTTTGGTTTCCGCGTCTTTGGCTTCAGTGCTGGTGAACAGTCCATTCACCCAGCTGCCGATCGCGTTGGTTGCAGAGCCAATCGCGCTGGTCGTCTGCTGAGTGGTCTGCCCCAGACCGGAGACCGAGCTGGAGGTCTCTTTCGTCGCCTCACCCACGCTCTTATCGCCGTTGACCGCATTCATCCGGACGCCCTGGTTGGCAACCGCTGATGCGACACCAGAAAGCAGATTGCCGCTCTGAGAGCTGCCCGCTGCCGTCGTTCCCATCCCCAGCATGTTCATGAGAGGCAGGGTGATCTGCGTCTTCACAACCATGTTGGTGATGTCGCGGAGGATGGATTCTGCCAGGCTGGAGAAGTCCATTTTCCCCTTCATGACGAAGTCGGTCAGCGTATCCGTCATGTTGCTGAACAGGTTGCTCCAGCTATTTTCCAGCTGATCGGCCAGATTCTCGTACTCAAGCGCCAGCTTCTGTGTCGCCGTACCCGTCTCTTTGATGAGAGCGGTGTTGCCTGCCGCCACCAGCTGGTTAATCTGCTTGGTGTAAAGCGCCACGATTTTCGGATCAGAAGCCTGGTCACGCAGATCCATCAACGCTTTCAGGTTACGGTTGTAGGTGTCGTTGAAATCGGCCACCTTCTCTTCACGAGACGGCTTGTAACCCGCGCTGATGATGGAATCGGATTCCGGCGCCCAGGTGGAGATCATCTGCTCGACGTTGCGGCGGTTGAACATCTCGCGATAGTCGTCGCTCGCGTTAGCCAGGTCAGCCAGGCGTGACTTGGCTTTGTCGATCATCTCCTGAGTGATGAACTCATTCGGTACGGCGTTGGCCAGTTCGGTCAGCGATTTGGTGGTATCGCGGAGAGACTGATCAAACGACACGGTCGCTTTTGAGCTTTCACCCATCTGCCCCATAAGCTGATCGGCTTTATCCAGGGCTTTCTGGTAGCCGGCCGCCAGCTTACGCTGCGCATTTTCTTCCTTCCTAGCGGCACGCTGAGAAGCATTGGCAGTACGCTGCCCGGCTTTTTCCGCTGCTGCGGCGTCCTGCTCACGCGCTTTGGTCAGTGCGGCGATCGCGGCAGCACGTTCCTCGTCGCTCATTTTCTCCAGAGAGCTGGCGCTGGAGGCTTTCTGCAGGTTCAACTGGGTTTTGAGCTGTTTCGGCCCGATGATCGGCTTGCCTTCGAAGTCCAGCATCGCCGTACCGTCTGGCAGTGTGCGCTGGTAGGTCGCGGAGTCCATCTGGTTCCGCATATACTGCGCCAGTGCTTTCTGAGCCGCTTTATCGGTCGTTCCCAGCCCTAGAACGGTTCCCTGGTTGGACATTACGCCCTTACCGGTTTTCGCCGCGCTATCACGCTCGAACTCCGCCTGAGTCAGCTCCTGAGCAACAGCTTCAAGATGCTCC